CGCCAGCGGCTGGCGCTGGGTGACGCCGTTTCGAAATCAATACGCGAGGGACTTGAATGACCAGCTTCCTTGTTGCCTTGATTGTGGCCGTCGTGGTCCTGTGTGTCGCGCTATGGGCCATTGCGAAGATTGCGCCACCTGAACTGCAGCACCTGCTGCAGTTCAGGTGGCGCAATCGGCGCGTTCCTGGTGTGGCTTGTCGTGCGCGCCCTGCCGATACTGGGAGTTGGATAGCATGACTGTGCTGATCCAGTTGTATCGCAAAGATAAAGCATACTCGCCTGGTCATGGCTATGGTCGTCGAACGTCGCCGACTGTCTGGACCGGGCGCCGAGCTGCAGCACCGTCAAGCCTGGTTATACACAGCACAAACGGCAAGAAGGGCTCATCACTGTCTGCCGAGGCGAAGTTCCTGCGCGACAGTGCGCTGGTCTCGTGTCACGACCTGATCGGCAAGGGAGGCGAGATCGTCCAGATCCTCCCGCCTGACTTCGTAGCGTGGCACGCGGGGGTGTGCAAACCTGGGTTTGACGGCCTTGTGAGCCTCGGTATCGAGTTGCATCATGCAATTGGCGAAACCTACACCACCGCGCAGATGGATGCGCTCTGGCAACGGACGAGTGAGTATATTGCTGACTACGATCTTTCCAAAGCCAGTATCGAGACACATCGGTTTATTGCGCTGCCGGCTGGAAGAAAAGTCGATCCCTCGGACATGAGCGATGCTGACTTCTACGCATGGCGCGACCGGCTGTACACAAGCACGCTGCCGCCTGGGACGTTCCCGGTAGATCCGGTATTCCAGGCCTATTACGATCGCTCTGGTGGGCTCTGGCAGCCCGATCGGTATGCGCTCGGTCATGCGTTGACATCACTCACGAATAATGTGCAGGAGTTCGAGCGGGGAGCGTTGCGCCTCAATCCGGACGGATCGATTGACGCACTGCTCAGGAGTGAATGGGGATGATAGCAAAATTCGCCGTCCTTGCCGTGACCATCTGGATTTCGCTTGTGATGGCCAGTGCTCCACAGCAGCCCCAGCCGCCTACCGCACGATACGAGTGTCCGCCACCACCGGGCATGACCCTGCACGCCGAAAACTCACAGATGTTCGTCGACCGCGAGGGGCAGATCTTCTGCGCGACCCGCGCAAACACCTCGATCGGCGGCGTTGTCTGGACCCAGGATAGCTATGTCGATAAGGCGCATCCCGGCACTGCGCGCATCCTGCTGGGCAACGACGGACGCCCCGAGGAGTTTCACGGCAACGGCGAGTTGGTGATCTGGCCCGACGGATGGCTGCGCTATATCACTGTCCGGGTCGGCAGTCTCGATCCGCCGCGCACCGGGCTGGCGATCGTCGAGCACGTCGTCCCCGAATGGACCCCGTAAGCGATGGCCGGACTCAGTGCCAAGCAGCAGCTCTTCGTCGCTTTTTACTGCGAAACGTGGAATGCGACGGACGCGGCACGTCGCGCCGGCTATAAAGATCCGGAGCAGTCCGGCTACGAAAACAAGAAGAAACCAGAGGTAGCGGCGGCGATCGAAGCGTATGTCGACGCGATCATGCCAGCCGGCGAAGTCCTGCAGCGCCTGGCCGATCAGGCTCGGTCGTCGATGGAAGACTTTATCGACCCGGATACCGAGACGCTCGATCTGCAGAAGGCGTACACGAGCAAAAAGCTCCACCTGATCAAGAAGTTCACCCGTGTCGAGACAGAACAGAGCACGCGGGTCTCTGTCGAGCTGTACGACGCGCAGGCAGCACTCGGACTGCTCGGCAAGCATCACGGCCTGTTCAAGGATGTGATCGATCTGCGCTTCAACGCAGCCGAGTTGACCGACGATCAGCTACGCCGGATCGCTGCCGGCGAAGACCCCAGGGCGGTGTTGCGTGGCTAGCCCGTATGTCCGCGTGCAGCAGCAGGCAGCAGCAGAGCTCGAGCTGCGCCGGCGCAGACGTGAGCGGGCAGCTCTGGACCGCACGTCTGCCGACTTCGCCGCGCAGACCATGATCGAAGTCCCGCAGGGCGCGACGGCCGTCGCCGTGCCCTTCGAGCTCTGGCCGGCGCAACGTCAGGTGCTCGATCGTATGGATGCCGAGCGCTTCCTGATCTTCCTCAAGGCGCGCCAGCTCGGGATTTCCTGGCTGGCCTGTGTGTCGTCGCTCCATCGCTGCCTCACCCGCAAGGGTCAGGTAATCCTGATGTTCAGCCAGGGCCAGGGCGAAGCCGACGAGCTGATCCGGCGCGTGCGCTTCCTCTACACCAACCATCAGGAGATCGGGAGCCTGCCGGTGCTGGTCCGGGATAATGTGTCGGAGCTCGAATGGTCGAACCGCTCCCGCGTCATCTCGCTCCCGGCAACCAAGAAGGCCGGTCGCTCCTGGACCGCATCGCGCGTCATCATGGACGAGTTCGCCTTCATGCAGTACGGTCCCGACGTGCTGGCCGCTGTCGAGCCCACGGTGAACGATGGCGGCAGCCTCTGGATCATCTCCAGTGCGGACGGCCAGGGGACGCCCTTTCACCTGACCTGGCAGCAGGCCGCAGCAGGCAGCAGCCGCTACAGCCCCGTCTTCCTGCCCTGGACGGCCAACCCGAAGCGCCCGCCAGGGTTCCGCCAGCAACTCCTCGAGACGGCACTCAACAAAGCCGCAGTCAAACGCGAATACCCGGAGAATGACCAGGAAGCCTTCATCCACGCGGCTGGGCTCATCTACGACGTGTGGAGCGATGGCCCGGCGGACGGCAATGTGACCGAAGCGGCAGAGTACGTGCCCGACGGCGGGCGCATCCTGTGGTGGGTAGATGATGGCTACGCTGGAACACTCGACGCGACCACCCAGACCTTTACCGCGACCAGTCATCCGCGTGTCTTTCTGCTGGTCCAGCAGCGCGCCGACGGCAAACTATGCGTGTTCGCGGAGTCCTACGAGGTGCAGGCCCTCCCCGATCCGCAGCTCGAGCGCGTCCTGGCAATGCCCTACCCACGCCCGGAAGCAGCCGGCGTCGACAAGAGCGCGGCGGAGCTCAAAGGCCGCCTGTGGACCGAAGGTATCCCAACGCTTTCCGGCCCCACGAGTGTCGAAGAAAGCATCAAGACGATGCAGCGCTGGATCGCGCCCGACACGAACGGCGTGCGCAAGCTCCTGGTCCACCCGCGCTGCACGCACTTCCGCAAAGAGATGGCGAGCTACCGCCGCGACACTGACGGCAAGATCGTCAAGGCGTTCGATCACGGCCCAGACGCTGCCAGGTATGGCCTCTGGCCACTGAGGTATGAAACATGAGCAACGGCAGCGCACCCAAGGAGGTTCAGGCCAGAAGCGTCACCAGGGGCGATTCCGAAGATGCCCGGCACGGTTCGACATTCTTCCTGTCGTTCCCCACCGGCCCCGCAACGCCCGGCCTGCCTGCGTATTGGAGCTTCCAGCGCGACTTCGCACTCGCCCAGACCCCGCACCTCGACGACATGTGGGCCGGTGCCCTGAGCAAGGCGATCACGAAGTACGCGGCACGTGGCTTCACTGTGGAAGACAGCGGCGATAGTAAGCAGCGGGTCAAGCGGGCGCAGGATCTGTTTATGTATGCCGGTGGACCCGATCTGTGGGAAGCCTTTATCGCGAAGCATCTCAGGAACTTTCTGACCACCGACAACGGCGCATTCGTCGAGATCGTGCGGGCATCATCGGCCTATGGCAGCCGGATCATCGGGATCATGCACCTGGACAGCCATCGCTGCACCAGGACGGGCGACCCTGAGATCCCGGTGCTCTACCGCGACAAACAGAGCCGCGAGCACATGCTCCGATCCCACCAGGTCATGTGCTTTGCCGACATGCCGGATCCGGGTGACTCCTGGAATGGCGTCGGGCTCTGCGCGGCATCGCGGGCATGGAAGACGATCGCAAAGATGGCGGCAATCAACACCTACCTGCGCGAGAAAGTGACCGGCGACCGCGTGACGTCGATCTATATCGTCAACGGGGTGACCGCCGATCAACTGCAGGGGGCGCTCACGACCGCCGAGGCCGACAAGGCGCGCAAGGGCTTTGTGATGTACAAGGGCGCGCTGGTGCTCCCGGTGATGGACCTGTCCGTGCCGCCGACGGTCGTCGAGATCCCGCTGTCCGAGGTGCCCGATGGTTTCAATGCCAAGGAGGAGCGCGACGACGCCTACCTGGTCTACGCGAATGCCATCGGCGTCAGCGTCCAGGATATCAAGCCGCTGTCGGGGCAGGGGCTCGGCACGGGCGTCCAGTCCGTGATCCTTGACGAAGTGGCCGACGCGCAAGGGTCGCTCCCGGTCTGGGCAAAGGCATGGCTCCATATGTCGAACACCTGGCTGCTGCCCGCGACGACGACCTTTAGCTGGAACACGAACGATGTTCGTGAGCAGAAGGCGAAGGCCGATGTCAAGCTGGTCCGGGCGCAGACTCGCACCGCGCAGATCACAAGTGGCGAGATCACCCCGGAGGAAGCCCGCCAGATCGCGGCCGACGATGGCGATATCCCGCGCGAGCTCCTCGTGCAGGATGAGACGCCCGGCGATACCGTGCAGGATGAAGAGAAGCCGCTGGACGAGCAGCAGCAGCCGGACGTGCCGGAGGCCGTCGAGACCAAGGCGAAACGGCGGCGATTCGCGGACGTTGCGGCACTGCTCGACCAGGAAATGGACGCAGCCGTGGCGCTGTATGAGGAGGTAGCAGGTGGGAAATAATAACTTTGGCCGCGACTTCGGCGGGTCGCAGACGGCAGGCGGCACCGTCTCCCTCGACGCGGCGGCGCTGGCGGCGCTGACGACTGGCGCTCCCGTCAATCGTTCCGGCACGATCATCACAGGTGGCACCGCCCAGAACGTCTTTGCAGCGGCGGCGCGACGATCCTATTTCCTTCAGAACATTTCAGCGGGTGACTTGTGGGGGAGCTGGGTCGGCACTGCTGTTGCCGATGCTGCCGGGTCCTTCAAGATCGTTGCCGGTGCCGCTATCCAATCCGAATCGATCGCAGAGAATACCGCGCTCTCCGTCGTCGGTGCGACGACCGGGCAGAAGTTCACTGCCTGGGAGGTCGCATGAGACTGATTCCTCCCAGCGGTCCGGCGGCACTTCAGTCAATATCCAGCGTCATCAACGCCAGAGCCTTTGGCGCTGTTGGCGACCTCT